CTTACAACATCACTTTTATATTTAGTTTTTTGTCCTATGCATCTATAAGCTATTAATCCATTATATGCTTTGTTAAAAAAATCAGCTGAACCAGAAATATCATATAATGTTGGTTTTTTATATACACCGCCCTCGCTTTCAATTTTTCTTGGATGTGCCACTAAAAATAAATGAGTATTAGTTTGCTGACAAAATTGTGTTATTTGACTTAATATCTTGCCTATATAACTGTGATCTCTTTGAGCCGAGTGATCCAGCATATTCCATGGATCAATTACACAAACATTTATACCCTTTTGAAACACAAGCTCTCTAAATGCATTTAAAATGCCTTTTAATGTTAGGTTTTCTAAATCAATTTTAATCCAAAAGAAATGATCCTCAATAAAATCTTTAGTGTTATTTAGATCATCACTATTGCAATTTTTTTCATTTAGTTTATTTGCTATTCTTTTTATATGTCCCTCATAGGGAAAACTCTCTGGTGAAAACATTGCACATCTAAAATCGTGTTTAGTAGCTAAGTTGCAAAGTATTTGATCTAAAATGTCAGATTTTCCAGAATTCGGTATGCCAGACAATACACTCCATTCCCCAAATGCTAACTTAAAATATTCATCAGATCCTGGCAAACCAATAGAATAATTAGTTATTCCATTTTGATTATAGTTTAAAACATCTTGCCAGATATTATCAATATTTAAAACACCCTCTAATGGAAAGTTTTTAGCTTCTTTAATAATGTTTCTTAGGGTTTCTGCTCCCTTACTAATCAAAACCTCATTAGCATCTTTAAAATCACCAAATTCAACATACTTACAACGATAATTGCCAAATCTTCTAGCCAGCTCATTTCTTAATTGTAATCCAGCATCATCATTATCAGTGCAAAGTATTATTTCTTTTTTATCTTTAAAATACTCAAAACAATTATCTAAGTATTCTAATTTCTGTGAACCTTTACTAGCACCATTTGGAACTGAGCAAACAGAATACAAGCCAGCTTCATGCAAACTTAATGCATCCATTTCACCCTCAACTATATAACATTTGTTTAATTCTTTAATATTATCAATGCCATAAAATATAAGCTCAGCACCAGAAACTAATTTAAAATTCTTTTCACCATCTCTATATTTGACATTTACAATTTCATTATTTCTGTAATAGTTAAAATTGATACATCTTCTTTTAGCTTTTACTTGTGGCATATATTCTAATGATTCACCTATTTTCCAATGTATTAAAGTGGGTTCTGTTATTCCTCTATTGCCAAACCATTTAACAACCCTTTCAGCTATGTTAGAATTAACTTTTGGTGGTAATACATATTCAACCTTTTGCTTAAATTTAATACCCACATTACCGCCCCAGCCACAATGATGGCAATTATATAAACCCTCATCAATATTAACAGACAAACAATCATCTGTTTTGTTTTTACGTTTGTGTGAACATTGTGGGCATTTAGTTTTAACAGATCCAGTAGATCTTTTTAAGATAATACCTAGAGCTGTCAAGTCATTATAGTGATTCATAAATAAAAATATTTTTTAAATATATAAATTTATTTTAAATATTAAGCAAAAAAATTAATTCTTTGTAGCTTAATAATTGATTCTTTTCCAAAACATAAGATTTTACCTTAGTCATTCTTTTATTACAATCTTGGAAAATAATATTGTTTAAACTAAAACCCTCAAAAGTATAATTAGGATAATTACAAGTAAATAGAGCAAATATTTTACAATCAGTATTTGCATATTCTGGAATCATAAGCGGATGATTTTTTCTGTTTACTTTTACATCAACAGAATGCCCGAGCCAATTAGCATCATAATTATCAGTATTTAAAACCTTGCTTATATTATGAATTTTAAAATCTGGATATAAATTATTTTCTCTAGCAAATATAAATTCACCGCCAAATCCAGTAACATTTAGATCAAGTTCAGATTTAGGATTTACTGTCTTAGATCCATCTCAACCAGTATTAATTTTATTATTATGTCTTTGCTCAGCTGAAAGCTGAACGATCTGTTGTTCCCATTTATCTAATTTATATATTTTGCCTATAATCATTTGATGAAATTTATAAGCTCTAAGATCTCATCTCTATTTAAAATTTGTGATAAATTAAATTCATTGAGTTTATTGTTTTTTGTAATAGCTCCTAATCTTTGTGTACCATCTGGATCATTATATAATTTATATTCTTTTATGCCTTTAATTTTATAGTAACATTTTGGTTTATTGTTTTTTCTGTTTATTTCAATAAATCTGTGAATAAACATAATGCCATTTTTATCATGGTTTCTTAGTTTCAATAATGTTAAAAAATTGTTTTTCCAGAAATCATTATTTCTTACGTTTTTTACTGCCAAATAAACCTCATCCAAAGTATAGCCATCAATTCTAACACATCTGTCTAAACATTGTTTCCAATTTTTAATTTGAGTATCAGATTTTGGTTGGTATCTTAAATCAAATAAATCAACAAAGTGGGGAAATGCTTTTTGCATTTTATCAGTTTGTGTAATATTACTTTTATTATTAGTTATATTATTAATATTACTTTGTGGCGGATTTTCCGACTTCGGTTTTTGTCGGCTCTGATTTTGTCCTTTATGGTTTGCTTTTAAAATATAATTATATCCTTTAAATTTTCCTTTGTCTGTAACTCTTTGTCTAACTAAATAACCAGCTGAAATAAGCTCATTAATCTTTGATCTTATGGCATCTTTGCCCTCTTTAAAATGCCCACAAATAAATTCAACTGTTATTTGTTGCTCAACTTTGTGAGAAAATAAATAAGCATACAAGCCAGTAGCACCAACTGTAATATCTTTGTGCCTAAATATTGAGCTAGGTATAATTGTAAAATTATCAAACTTCTTAGGTTTTAAAATCTTATTGTATTTCATAAATAAGTAAAGTAAAGAAATTATTGTTTGTCAATCAAACCTTTAATTCCATCACAAAATGTTTTTAATTCTCTGAAAGTATCGAAAAACTGATTATAAGATATTTCATCTTCCTCATGCATGAACCATAAAAGCTCCATAAGTAAATCAAATTCTGCTTCGCTTGCAACACCAATAAATTTATAATTATATTTAAAATCATCAGTTGAGCTTTGTGTCCATCTTACTCGTTGTTCAACTTCCTCAAAAAATATTTTTTTTGATTTAGCCATTATTTATTATTAAAATAGTTATCTATTATTTCTAAGCACTCATCCAAATTATTACTCCAAACAGCCACCCAATTCGCATTTTTAAGCTCTTTAAGCCACTTTTTCTGGTTTTCGGTGGGTTTATTATAGCCAGCTTTTAATTCAATGGCTAAGCCATTCTTAGTTTTATTTGGATCAAAAATCATTATGTCTGGAATTCCAGGTTTTGTTCCCAGATATTTCATTTTGTATTGTTCAAATGGTGTTCTTTTACCCTCGTTTGCTACATGAGTGTAAAGAGATTTTGGATATTTTAAACCTATGTATCTCATTACTTGATTTTGCAGCACATCTTCTTTGCCTAGGTATTTTGCATAAGGATTCCTTTTCATAAAATTTTTTTATAAAATTAAAAAATATTTAGTCAACATCAGCCATAATGTAAATAACTCTTTCCATTTCTTTATTTTCTTTAATGAGTTTTTTATTTTTTGCCTCTAATTTATCTATATAGTTTTGCATTGAATTATTTTTTAACAAATAATAATTATAATCTCTAACTAATTGATCAACAGTTTTTTTATGTTTATTTTCAAAATGTTTTTTTTCTATTTGATTTACTATTTTATTAAATAACCTATTGCATCTTTTATCATGCTTTATAATATAGGGCAATTCTTTTAATCCATGCATAACAGTGGCATGATTTTTTTTTACAGTATTGCTAATTTTTTGATAACTTAAATCAGTATAGGTTCTACATAAATAATAGTAGCAGCTTCTAGCAAATACGTTTTCAAATCTTCTAGTTTTATCTAAAATATTTACATTTAAAGTTTGTTCAACAATCTCTTTAAATTTTTGGGTTTGCTTATTATAATATATATGATCCATCTTCATGTTTTTTGTGCCAGTTATATCTAGTTTCTATACCAGTTTTTTTATAATTTTTCCATTGCTCTAAAGCACTTTTATAAGCCATTCTGCCAAATTCAATATCCTTTTCATCTAATGTATAAACCTCAACTGTATATGGAAATTTAGTTTGACAAGCTATAAATTTAAAATTGTCAATATCACCGCATACATCCATATAAAATGCTGCTTGTAAATGATAACCCCAATTGTAAACATCTTTTTTAAAGCTATTTGGTGAATTGTTTTGACAAGTTTTAACATCACTAATAAAATTTGATATTTTGTTTAGACAATCTGGGCGAACCCTTACATCAACACCATCAATTTGTGTATAATGTGAAAGTTCAATCTGACCTTTACAATAATGCTGAGCTAATTTATTTTTTTTGAAATCTTTTTTTATTGCCTCAATTATTTCATATACTTCATAATCTAAAATTATTTTATCACCAGCAATTTCCATTTGCTTTTGTAATTCCTCTTTACCAGCTTTAGTTCTTTTATCTATTTTATCTATAAGATGATAAACACTATGGAAATCATGTGGTTCTAGCAATGCTTGATGCACTGCTGTGCCTAATTTCATTGGTGCAGTTTCTTTAAATCCTCTATTTAAAAAATGATATACAGAGTTTTTGTAAATCTCTTTTAAACCACTTGCACTGATGCTGTTGTGTGAATGATAAACCTCATTGCTGTCGTTAACTTTTTTCATATCCAATAACTTGATTTTTTAGAATTGCATTTATAATTAATGCATTTGCTTTTTTTTGTTCTGCTTTATTTTTAAAATAAATCTTGTATCGACACCATTTATGTGTTGATTCAATTGGTTGTGTTGAAAACAGATCTTTAATTAGTTTACCCCAGATTCTCAAAGGGCGGTAAATTTTTGTGATTTTAGTAACTTTCATTGTATAAATTTAAAATTGTTTTTTAAAATTAAAAAATATTTGTAATAAAACAAATTATTGTTGTATAAAAAAAGGTGAGAAATTAATCCCACCTTTTGTTTCCCTTTGTTTGCCAGTATTAAAAAGAGAATTATTTAATTTTATTGTGTATTATTTTACCCTCTAAATCGACAACTGTGTAACCATGAGATAAAAGTATGTTTACACTATTTTTTATTGATTCAACTCTTTTCTGAATTTTATAATACTCAAAAGTTTCACCATTAATACACATGACTAAAATGGTAAATCACCAGATTGTTCTTGTATTACTGGCGAACTTGCTGGAGTTAAATCTAATTCTGATGAATCTTTTGATATTTTCCAACCTTGTATAGTATTGAAATACTTTGTAACACCATCTCTTTGCCATTCTTTGCCTCTTATGTTTATGCTTATTGTAACAAAATCATCTGCTTTATAATTATCTAAAACAGCACATTTATCTTGCACAAATTGAATAATAATATCTTGTGGATATTCATCACTAGTTGTAATAACTAGATCTCGTTTTTGGAAACTATCATTAATTTGATTCGTTTCATTGATTAATTTAATTTTACCTTTTAATTCCATATTATTTTAATTTAAATTTATTGTTAATTTCAGTTCTATAATCTTTTTTCATTCTATAATCTTTTATAATTCTTAGAGCTTCTTGTTTTGTGCTTTTTAAAAGAGCATCTAATTGCCATTTTTGTAGCCATTCTCTTTCATCCTTTTTTTCTGTTTGACTATTTACAGCATTATTAATTTTTTTATTGCTTGCTAAATTACCATCATCATCCATAGCTTGTAAACC